AGTTTATGAAAAAGGTGCAATATTAAAAAGACACAAAGATAGACCTAGTTGTGAAATATCAACTACACTTAATTTAGGCGGAGATTTATGGCCAATATACATTGATCCAACAGGATCAAATAATGTCATAGATGAATACAAAAACATACATAAACCAAACGCACCTCCAGGTGTAAAAGTAACTTTAAAACCAGGAGATATGTTAATATATTCTGGTTGTGAATTAGAACATTGGCGAGAACCATTTGAAGGCAATGTTTGTGGTCAAGTATTTTTACATTATAATCATAGAAATGGTCGCTTTGCAGAAAGCAATTTGTATGATAAAAGACCTATTTTAGGTATACCTAAATAAGGTCTCTTAAAAGTTAATTCTTATTGTGTTATAATTCTTAATATTTAACAATAAGTATTATTATGCCTTTAAAGAAAATAGGTTTTGCACCAGGATTTAATAAACAAGCTACAGCTACTGAAGCTGAAGGTCAGTGGATAGATGGCGACTTTGTACGTTTTAGGTATGGAATGCCTGAAAAGATTGGTGGCTGGGAACAATTACAAGCTAATACATTGGTTGGTGCTGCAAGAGCACAGCACAGTTGGGTAGATTTAGATGGTCGTAAATATGCTGCTATTGGAACTAATAGATTATTAATTATCTATTATGATAATACCTTTTATGATATTACACCTATAGATCCTGATAGGCAATCGACTGGTGCTGACATAACCACGACCAACGGATCAGCAATCGTTACAATTACAACTACAGGAGCTCACGCAATAGAAGTAGGAGATTTAATCACATTTGAAAATGCAGGTTCTTTTACACCAGGACAAACTGATTATGTTGCAGCTGATTTTGATGATGTTGTTTTTGAAGTAAAGACGGTTCCTTCTACTACAACCTTTACCATACAAATGCCAACAGCGGAAACTGGAACAGGGGCTACAAACGATGGTACACTAGATCCGTTACCTTATATTCTTATTGGTAACTTAATTACTACTCCAGCTTATGGTTGGGGTTCAGGTACTTGGGGATTATCAACTTGGGGTACACCAAGAACATCAACTACAGTTATACTTGATCCAGGTTCTTGGTCATTAGATAACTATGGTCAAAATTTGATTGCAACCGTACACAATGGTAGAACATTTCAATGGATACCTATAGCAGGTAATGCAACAGCTTTAACAACAAGAGCAACTTCTTTAGCTGGAAATCCAACTAAATCAGTTATGTCTATTGTATCTGATCGAGACAGACATTTAATTCAATTAGGAACAGAAACAACTATAGGTACACCTAGTACTCAAGATAAAATGTTTATTAGATTTTCTGATCAAGAAGATCCTACAACGTATGCACCCACTTCAGTTAACACTGCAGGTACATTTAGAATTGACTCAGGAACAAGAATTGTAGGAGCTGTTAAAGGTAAGGATTATTTATTAATACTAACGGATACTTCTGCATATGTAATGCAATTCGTTGGACCACCTTTTACTTTTTCAATTAGACAAGTAGGTTCTAACTGTGGTTTATTTGGTCAACACGCTGCTGTATATGTTGATGGTGCAGTTTATTGGATGTCAGAAGAAGGAGGATTTTTTGTTTATGATGGTACTGTTAAATCATTACCTTGTAGCGTAGAAGACTTTGTCTATACCACTTCAGGAGATAATTTAGGAGTAAGCTTTAATAATGGTGAACAAATATATGCAGGTCATAATAGTTTGTATACTGAGATTAATTGGTTTTATCCAAAGTCAGGTTCTAACTTTATAGATAGAATGGTAACTTATAATTATGGAGGAAGAGTTTGGACTACTGGTACTTTATCAAGAACTACATACGAAGATACTAGTGTGTTTGCTTTACCTTATGCTACTAGATTTACTCAAAACGTAGCACCTACTTTTCCAACGGTGCAAGGTATATCTGCTTCGCAAGGTAATACTAGATACTACGCTCACGAAATTGGAGTTAATGAAGTAGATGCAAATGGTGCAGAGACTACCATTAATGCCTATATACAATCAGGAGATTTTGATTTAGATATAGATGGAGACGGTGAATTTTTAATGAAGATAAGAAGATTTATACCTGACTTTAAAGTCATAGCAGGTAATGCAAAAATTACTTTAAACTTAAAAGATTTTCCAAGTGAAACTGCCACAAGCTCGCCATATGGGCCATTCACAGTTAACTCATCAACGAAACAAATTCATACGAGAGCTAGAGCTAGACTAGTAAATGTTAAAATTGAAAACGAAACCTTAGATGAAAATTGGAGAATGGGTTTATTTAGATTTGATGTTCAACCTGATGGAAGAAGATAATGGCTAAGATAACTGTATACATACCTGAACCAAAAGCTGCTTATGAAGTAGATAATCAAAGACAGATTATTACATCTATTGATACATTAAAAAGCCAACTTAATTTTGGCTTTCAACAAGACTTGAAAAATGAACAAGATACGTTTAATTACTTTATGCAATGACTATAAGATATAAAAGCGATACATTTGATTTAACTACCACTAATCTTACGACTATTTTAACTTGTCCAAGTGATGCAACTATTATTGTTAAATCTCTTCAAGCAAGTCACCAAGCAGCAAGTAATGTAGATGTAGATGCATATCTTAGAAAATCTGGTGGATCTGATGTAGAAATAAGTCATGCAGAATTAAATAAAGAGTTTAAAAATATGGTAACTTCAAGTTTAAATATGGAAGCAGATGATATTTTAAAAATACAAGCAGATACAGCAAATGCAATTACAGGAGTAGTAAGTTACGCTTTAATAGATAGATCACAAGAGAATGGCTAAGAAAAAAGGTGCCATAGGTACAATAACTTTCTTTAAAGAAACCCCTAAGAAAAGACCCTTGCGTCATTCTAAAAAATATAATAAAAGAATTAGCAAGCGTAAATCATACAGAGGTCAAGGTAGATAATGCAAAAAATACAATGTGATACAGTTACAATCTATCGTAGTAAATCTACAGGTAAAAAATATAAAACTAAAAAAGAATTCCTTAGAGAGTGTAAAGAAGAAGATTTAGCAACAGATATTGAGGTGCACGTTCCAAACTTAGATTTATTTGGAGACACTAATGAGTCCTAAAGGTGGAACAGAAATTCAACACGAATTTTTAGAAAAACATCTAGACAAAGATCTTTTAAATAAATTTAGAATTTGTACTAGTGTTCCTGAAAAGATACCTCTTAGCCAATATAAAATAAATATACTTTGGCAAAAAAATTCATACGATCAACCTAATTTAGCACCTTGGTTTAAAAATAAAGATAATCACAAAAAGTACGATTATTATGTTTTTAATAGCCATTGGAATTATGAAAAATTTAGAATGGCTTTTGATATACCGACTGAAAAATGTACAGTAATTAAAAACGGTATACCTAAACTAACCTTAAAAACATTTGAAAAGAAATCAGAAAAAATAAAATTAATATTTCATCCTACGCCTTGGAGAGGATTAAATGTATTACTTGGAGCAATGCAGTTAGTTAAAAATAAAAACATTGAATTAGATGTTTATTCTAGCACTCAAATATACGGTGATGATTTTAAAAAGATGCATGATGATCAATATAAAGATTTATATAAACAAGCTGAAGAATTACCTAATGTTAATTATATTGGCTATAAACCTCACTCTTATATATTAGAGCATTTACACGAATATGATGCTTTTGTATTTCCTTCTATATGGGAAGAAACATTTTGTACATCTGCTTTAGAATCAATGGCTGTAGGCTTGTATACAGTTGTTACTGATCTAGGTGCTTTGTTTGAAACTTGTGCTGAGTTTCCTGTTTATGTTCCATTTGAAAAAGACTACAAGATATTATGTAAACAGTTTGCTTATGCTATCGATGCTATACCTGAACAATTAAGCCAAGATGGATGCATTGATCATTTGAAGTTTCAACAAAAATATTTTAATCATTTTTATAGTTGGGATAAAATAGCATATAATTGGGAAAATTTTTTAAAAGGTATTTTAGATGCAAGATCCAAGTAAACCTATTTGGTTTAATAAAAAAGAAGACAATATCATAGAATTTAAATCTGACTGTCATTTGTTTATAGGAATGCCTGTACATTCAGAGATGTCCATTCATACAGCTCAAAGTTTATTAGAATTACAAAAACTAGCTTTTATGAAAAAACATAAAATTACTTTTCAACTTATGAAATCTAGTTTAGTTACACAAGGTAGAAACTTATGTGTTTCTCAATTCTTACAAAGTGATGATGCAACTCATTTATTATTTATAGATAGTGATATAGGTTTTGAAGCTGAATCCATATATGAAATGGTGTCTAGAGACAAAGATGTTATATCAATACCTTATCCACTTAAAACAATTAATTGGGAAAAGATGATAAGAAAATTTAAGGAAACAAACAATGAAGATGTAGAAGTATTTAAACAATTTGGTAATCAGTACCCTATGAAAGTTGAAGATAGTCAAGACATTAAATGTAAGGATAATGTCATTGAGGTAACACATTCCCCAACTGGATGTATGCTAATTAAAAGGCACGTATTTGATAAACTTAAAAAAGCATACCCTGAAAAGATTATAAAACAAGGTACCGTAATTAATGGTAAGATAGAGGAAAAACCTGAGTTTTGGAATTTCTTTGACACGCTCCACGACCCTAAAACTAAGACTTATTTAGGAGAAGATTTTGCCTTCTGTAAGCTATGGAAAGATATAGGGGGTAAATGCCACGCTTTAATCAATCAACAAATAATGCATGTAGGAGAACACGCTTATGTAGGAAAGTTCTTGAACGAGTTGATTGAAGTACCTAGTAATGATAATATTACTAAATAACATAAAAGTAATATTATGGATCCATTTACTTTAGCATTAGCCACATTTGGCGTACAGAAACTACGAGGAAAATCTACTAGAACAGCCTTACAATCAGCTGCATTAGTTGGGGGTGCTTCCTATGGAATAGGACAACTTTCGGGTGCAGGAGCCTTTGGGGCTAACGCACAAGCTGGTCAAGGGTTCTTAGGTAACATAGGACGTGGAGGTGCTTTTTCAAGTTTAGGTTTTGGTAAAGAAGCAGCAGCCCAAGGTCAACAAAATATCTTTAAAAAAATGTTAGGAGAAAAAGCTCAAAAAGATGCAGCAGGAAATATTATTAAAGAAGCTACTGGTTATAGAAGTTTAGGCGGTGGCGAAAAATTATTTTTAGCAGGTGCTGCAATACCTGTAGTTGAAAGTGTATTTGGTGGAGAAGAAGAAGCTCCAAAACCAACTTTCACAGAAGAAGATTATAAAAAAGCATACGCAGAACAATCAGCTAAACTAGAAGGTGCTTTCCAACCTGTAAATTATTCAGGTGGTATTACAGCTTATGCACCACAATCTATATACACTTACAATCAAGGTGGCTTAGCAGAGATTAAAAGATTTAATGAAGGTGGTATAAATTACTTACCATCTAAGATGACTCATAATGAACACGACTATAATAATTATAGAAGAGCATCAGGTTATGTAGAAGATGGATCAGGCAATGGTGATAAAGATGAAGACACTATGCTTGCTCAATTAGCTGATGGAGAATTCGTATCTAGAGCAGACGCAGTATTAGGTGCAGGTATTTTATCCGGTGCATCACCAAGAGATATGAAGGATATGAGAAGCAAAGGTGCTAACTTTTTCTACGATCAACAAAAGAAGTTTAAAAGAATTTTTGATTTAGTAAATGCGAGCAAAGCCGATTGAGATTAAAAAGGAAGTAAATGTCCTAAAGATCGACCCTAAAGAAGTTGATCGTTATTGGTCCCTAGTTGATTTTATGGTTAGAGAAGGGATTAGATATGACGATGATTGGGTAACGGTTGAAGAGTTTAAAGATTTTTGTAAAGATGGTTCTTTACAATTGTTTATGATGTTTGGTTCAGATGACGGACTTAAACATAAAGTATTTGGAGTATTCGTAACAAGGATTATGGTACTACCAAAGTTTAAACAGGTCGAAGTCGTCCTGTTGAAAGGTGAACAAAGAGAACTGTGGCAAGACGAAGCTGCAGCAATGATAGAACACCTTGCTGTGCAAGAAGATTGTAAACGAATTGCTGTCTTTGCGCGAAAAGGTTGGGAAAGATTTTTGAACGGTAAGGGTTGGAAGACAAGAAGATATTTATATACAAAGGAGATTAAATGAGTTTTATATTTGGTGGCGGAGGTGGCGGAGCGCCAGCTCCAACAGAATCGGGATCACAGATGGTGACTCAAAGAGAGGCACCTGAAGTAGAAGCACGTAAGCTATCCCTATATGATCAAGCTGCTAAACTAGCTGCAACACCTGTATCTTTACCAAGCATACAAGTTGCACCTGCAACAGCATTAGAGCAACAAGCATTTCAACAAGCAGGACAAATTGGTGTTGGTGCACCTACAGTAGCGGGTGGTATTAGTGCTATTCAAGCTGCACAACAAGGGCCACAAATTTCTCAATTCTTTAATCCATATCAACAATATGTAACTCAAGAGATTAATAGGCAAGCAGCACTAGGACAACAAAACCTAGCGGCACAAGCTATTGGAGCAGGTGCATTTGGTGGTGGCAGACAAGGCGTTGCTCAAGGAGAATTAGAAAGAGCAAGATTAAGCCAAATAGGTTTAGCACAACAAACAGGATTTAATACAGCACTACAAGCTGCAGCACAACAGCAACAATTAGGATTACAAGCAGGACAATTATTAGGTGCTCTTGGTGGTCAACAACAAGCTATGAGAGTACAAGATCTTAATACTCTAATGGGTGTTGGTGGAGTACAAAGACAAATTGGCCAAGCAGGATTAGAAGCTGCAAGACAAAGTCAGTTGCAAGCTCAATACGAACCTTATCAAAGAATAGAATTCTTAAAAGGTATTATGACAAATTTACCAACAACTCAAAGTACGATTACAGCATCCACGGCTCCCGGAACTAATCCGTTAGCTCAAGCTTTGGGAACAGGCTTAGGTGCTTACTCGGCTTATCAAATGACTAGACCGGCAGGTGCTTAGATGGATAAAGTATTAACTAGAAAATTATTTAGACAAAAGTATTTTCAATCACAACTTCCTATAAAGAAATATCAAGAAGGTGGTATAGCTGCTTTATCTCCAAAAGAAAAAGCACTTTATGCAGCAACCTTTGCAGCACCTCTATTACAAGCTAAACAAGCTAAAGGACAAACTAGATTATCTTCTTTGTTAGAAGCTTTTGGTGCAGGCTTAGAAAAACTTCCTGCTACTATGTTAGCTATTGAAAAAGCTAAACCTAAAGGTACAGGAACAGTAATTAGACAAGCAACTGAATTTGAAAAAGTAAATGTACTTGGAAGAAATCCAAAAGAAAGAGTTGTAGTAAAAGTTACTGATGGACAAATAGAAGGTATTGTAGATAAGCCTACAGCTTCTGAAACAGAGAAGACAGCTAAAAGAGAAGCGGCTTTAGAAGGAGCAGCTAGAATTTATTCTCAACTTGGTCCTGATCCAAGTGTATATCCTACAGGCCCTATTAGAGGTAGAATAGGTAAAGTTGCAGCTTACTTTGGAGTTGCGCCTAATATAGCTAGAATAAATACAGAATTAGAAAGTTTTAGAAAAGATGCCATCCAAGCAATGAGGGGCGCACAAGTAGGTCCACTAGAAGAAGCAAGCTTTAATGCAATCCTTCCTTCGTTAACAGATGCACCTACAGTTATTAAAGCTAAAATGGATACAGCAATAGCTAAACTAAAAGCATTAGATGATAGAATAAAACCTGACGGTACAGTAGGCAAAGCGTATACTGCTGAAGATATTGTTAGAGAGTACGGACAAGATTTAAGTAAATTTAATATTTCAATGGATGAAATTAGTTACGACCCAGCATTAAAAACTTTTGATATTCAAGGTGGTGTTTTAACTGAGGTAGGACAATAATGGGACAGATAAATGTAAAAGGATTAGGCGTTGTTAACATTGCTGGTGATACACCAACAGATGAAGAAGCAAAAGCAATTAAAACTAAAGTAGAAGAAAATCAAAAAAATATGTTGACTCAAGGTCCTGCTGAAAAAGCTACGGACGATTTTTTAAATGACTTTAGTTGGGGAAGATTAGTTACTGAAGCAGGTCTTGCAATCGGAGGATCTATCTTAACAGGAGGTTTAGCATTGCCAGGTCTAGCAGCTAGAGCAGGTATGTTAGCTCGACCATTCTTAACACAATTAGCGAAAAGCTCAATTGGTTCAGGAATTGGTGCAGGAACAGGTGCAGCTGTGTCTCAAACATTCGATCCTAAAGATGATGTAGTAAAAGAAGTTGTTAGAGCAGCTACTGAAGGTGCGTTAGCAGAAGCAGTAGGTGGTCCTGTTTTTATAAAAGGTGGTCAAGTTGTATCTAAATTTTTAGGTAAACCAAAAACATATAAAGCTATGTTAGATGGAGCAGAAAGTGCTGAGAAAGCTTTAACAGAAACAGCAGACAAAGTATTAGCTGATCCAAAAGCATACGCTCAAAAAATGGGTTTAACAGATACTCAAAGTAAAAGATTAACTGATTCTGCTACTATGTTTAAAAAATATGGTTTAACGCCTGGTGTTAAAACAACAAATAGAGCTGTAGAAATTATAGAAAACGTTACTTCAAAATCTTTAATTGGTGGTGCTGAAATTGAAACAATTAAACAATCAGCTAAGGATTTAGGTGAGTGGGCAGCTAAAGATATATTAGAAGATTTTAATAAGGTAGCCGATAAAGAAGAATTAGGTTTACTATTCTTTAATACTTTTGAAAAAGGTAATACTGCATTTAGAACTCAATCAGATAAGTTTTATGCAAATGTAGATAAGTTATTAGGTGCTAACAAATTTAAGCCAATTATACCTGTTAGAAAAATTGAGTCTAAATTAAAAGAAGTTATGGATAATATAGAAATACCTAGTGATAGTCCTATATATGGAACGTTTGGTGCTATAAGAAGAACAATGAGAGATAGACAAGGTTTATATACTTTTAAACAATTAAATAGTTTAAGAGGTGAGTTATTAGATAGAATGAGAGCTGTAGGTTACACTCAACCTAAAGCAGTTAGACAAATAGATGAAATAGTTAAATCTATTGATGATGTTTTAAGCCCTGAGTCTATTAGTAAAATACCTGGCTTTGATCCTAAAGCAGTTGTTGCATTAAAAAACGCAAATGAATTTTATAAATCAGGTGCTGATGTATTTGATAGAGGAGTTTTAAAAGGAATACTAAGTAGTAGACAAGCGGATGTTGTTGATAATGTGTTTCAAAAAATTGTTAAGACAGGAGATAAATCTAATTTAGTTGGAAAAGTTTTAACAGAAATAGATACTATGTCTAAACTTGGTAAAAACCAATTTGGTGCTATATCAGTTGCGGAAGCCAATACATTAAAAGGAACTTTAAAAGGACAATTCTTAAGTGATTTATTTGACAAATCAACAACAGGTACACCACAGTTTGGAGCATACATTGATGCTGCAACATTTACAGATAAATTAAAAGCTAAAGCAAGTACATTAAAAAAATTATACACACCTGATGAGTTGTCTAAAATTAAATCATTAGAAAATACATTAGCCTTTGCTCAAGGTGAATTAACAAGATCAGGAGGATTGCCTGGAGGTATTTTCATTCAGTTAAAGCAAGCAGGTGCAGCAGGTAAGATATTATCTTTTAGTACTATTTTAGCTGGAGCAGGTACAGCTGGTGCATTAGCAGGATTTGTTCCTGCGGCGGCTATTTTAGCTACACCATATGCTTTAAATAAAATGTTATTAAGTAAATGGTTTCAAAATAAATTATTTGCAGAGCCTGCTAAGTTAGCAGCTAAAGGTGAATTAACGCCATCTAAAGCAAGTGCAATTTACAGACAAATAGTTGGAAGAATGTTTACTGAAGGATATATTCCTGAAGATGAAAAAGATAGAGTTAATGCAGAATTAGATTTATTAAATCAACCACAACAACAAGCTCAACCACAACAACCTCAACCACAACAACAAAGATCATCATTGCAACTTCCTAGTTTTGCACCATCTAATGTTGGAGCATCACAATTATCTCCGCAAGCTAGAATGGCTTTAGCCGGTGGTAATCTAGATCAAGCTATTGCAGCACAAGGTGCTCAACCTCAGATGCCTCAACAGTTTAATAGAGGGGGTATCGTAAGTGCCAAGAAGTAAAGTTAATAAAGATATCCTAGCACATCAAAGAATCTCGGATCACGAGAAGCTATGCAGAATTATGCAGGAAGAAACAAATAAAAAAATATCAGCTTTACAACATGATATAAGTCGTATTGAAAAAATATTAATATCAAGTACAGCTTTTCTAATTACTTCTATGCTTGGAGTTATAGTT